TATAACTTAGATTACTAATGAAGAGTGTAACCAATTTTATAATAAAACCAAAAGAAACCAGATACAACAATACTAAGAAAATAGGTGATAAAAGTCTTATATTAAACACTGAGATATTTACTCATCAAAATGTTAGTAGAAATGCTATAGTGTTACAAACACCAACAGTAGGTTGTACTGAAATAAAACAAGGTGACGAAGTTATAGTACATCACAATGTTTTTAGAAGATGGAAAGATATAAAGGGTAGAGAGAAAAACTCAAAATCATTTTACAAAGAAGATATGTATTTCGTTATGCCTGATCAAATATTTGCATATAAGAGAAACGACGTCTGGAGAGCTGTAAAAGGTTTTAGCTTTGTACAACCATTAGAGAGTGTAGATATGTTGTCTATGGATAAAGAAACGCCGCTCATGGGAGTTGTTAAGCATGTTGATCCTGATTTAATGGATCAAAAGGTTTACTTAAATTCTTTAATAGGTTTTTCACCTAATTCAGAATATGAATTCATCATAGACGGTAGAAGATTATACAGAGTTCCAACGAATGCAATTACAATTAAATATGAATATCAAGGAAACGAAAAGGAATATAATCCAAGCTGGGCATAAAGCAGTTGAGGAATTAATAAAGGTAGCAGGTGAAAAGATCGTAGACTCAGGAGATGACATATCAGCTGACAGACTTAAAAATGCTGCTGCCACTAAAAAGCTGGCTATATTCGATGCTTTTGAAATATTAAATAGAATACAAGAAGAAGAAGATTTGCTAAACAATAAACCTAAAGAACAAACTCAAGAAGTTGCTTTTGGTGGATTTGCAGAAAGGAGATCTAAATAATGTATAATCAAACATTATACAAGGTCATAGAACCTATAAAAATAAATACCATAAAAAGACTTAACAAGTCCAAGAAGTGGGATTACGGGTATAACAAAGAGCACGACGTAATTGTCATAAGCAAGACCGGTGAGATTGGTGAAATATATGAGATTCAAAACCTTAGAATAGCACTACCAAAAGCCGTAAACCCTCATAAATTTAGTAAGGATAAGTGGGAGGTTACTGAGTACCCTAGTGAATTAAAGCGAATTAAAAGTATTTTTGATTGGCGAGATTATCCTGAGGACTTTAAAGAAAAGTGGTATGAGTACATTAATACAGAATTTAAAAAACGTGAAGATGGCTTTTGGTTTAATTCCAAAGGTAAGCCTACTTACATTACTGGTTCTCATTACATGTACCTGCAGTGGTCCAAGATTGATGTTGGGTTCCCAGACTTTAGAGAGGCCAACCGTCTTTTTTTCATATTCTGGGCCGCCTGTGTTGCAGACCCACGGTGTTACGGTATGTCCTATCTCAAGAATAGACGTTCTGGCTTCTCGTATATGGCATCCGGAGTTTGCGTCGACATGGCTACCATATCAACCGACTCACGTTTTGGGATACTGTCCAAATCTGGCCCCGATGCTAAGAAGATGTTCACAGACAAGGTTGTCCCTATTTCCGTTAATTATCCGTTCTTCTTTAAACCAATACAAGACGGAATGGACCGTCCAAAGACCGAATTGGCCTATCGTGTACCCGCTAGTAAACTTACCAGAAAATCCATTACCAGAACCAGTTCTAACCAATCCAAGACCAATGAAGCGAATGAAGAACTTACCGGTTTGGACTCAACGATCGACTGGAAGAATACAGGGGACAACTCCTATGATGGTGAGAAGCTCAAGCTCCTCGTCCACGATGAATCAGGTAAGTGGGAACGCCCGAACAACATCCTCAACAACTGGCGTGTCACGAAAACCACCCTTAGATTAGGTAGTAGAATTATAGGTAAGTGTATGATGGGATCAACATCAAACGCTTTAGACAAAGGAGGAGATAATTTTAAGAAATTATACAAAGCATCAGATGTTACAAAAAGAAACCGCAATGGACAGACTAGCTCAGGACTATATAGTTTGTTCATACCTATGGAATGGAATTACGAAGGATTCATTGACGCTCATGGCTTACCTGTATTCGACACACCCGAGCAGGAAACTTTTGGCCCATATGGGGAAAACATTGATATAGGAATACTAGAGCATTGGCAAAATGAAGTTGATGGATTAAAAACAGATGGTGATGCTTTAAACGAGTTTTATCGTCAGTTTCCAAGAACTGAAGAACATGCTTTTAGAGATGAAACAAAAAACAGTATATTCAACCTAGCGAAAATATACGAACAAATAGATTTTAATGAGGATCTTAACAATGATTCTCAACTTACAACAGGAAGTTTTCAATGGATGAATGGAATGAAAGATACTAGAGTTATGTTTTATCCAAATCCAGCTGGTAGATTTAAAGTCAGTTGGGTTCCACCATTAAACAAACAAAACCTTAGTATTGTTAAAAACGGTATGAAATACCCAGCTAACGAACATATGGGTGCTTTTGGTTGTGATAGTTACGATATATCAGGAACAGTTGACGGAAAAGGTTCTAACGGAGCTTTACACGGTCTTACAAAATTTAGTATGGAAGATTGTCCACCTAATCAATTGTTTTTAGAGTACGTAGCAAGACCACAGACTGCTGAGATCTTCTTTGAAGACGTTCTAATGGCACTTGTATTCTACGGGATGCCTATATTAGCAGAAAACAATAAACCTCGTCTATTGTATTATTTAAGAAGACGTGGTTACAGAGGTTATTCAATGAATAGGCCTGATAAGATTTGGAATAAACTATCTGTTGCTGAAAAAGAAATAGGTGGTATACCAAACTCAAGTGAAGATATAAAGCAAGCACATGCGGCTGCTATTGAAATGTATATACAAGATCATGTTGGCATGAAGGCAGATAATACATTTGGAACATGTTATTTTAATGAAACATTACAAGACTGGGCAAAGTTTGATATTAATAATCGTACTAAATTTGATGCGGCTATTAGTTCAGGATTAGCTATAATGGCTTGTAACAGACACTTGTATAGAGCAAACCCAATTATGAAGAAAGAAAAATTAAACTTAAGCATATCTAAATACGGACAGGCAGGTATGACTTCAAAACTAATAGAAAATTAATATGGCTGAGTCAGTTGTAAAAGGTTATTTTCCGAGTCAAGTTGTACCTGACGCAGAAAAAGTGAGTGCTGAGTATGGTTTACAAGTTGGTAAAGCTATTGAGTACGAGTGGTTTGATAGATCTAATTCTAATCAAAGGTATAATCAACATCAAGCAGAGTTTCATAAACTGAGACTTTACGCTAGAGGCGAACAGCCAATTCAAAAATATAAAGATGAGTTATCTATAAATGGTGACTTAAGCTATTTAAACTTAGACTGGAAACCAGTACCTATTATTCCTAAATTTGTGGATATAGTAGTTAATGGTATTTCAGAAAGATCCTATGATATAAAATGTTTCTCTCAAGATCCTTATGGTATCAGCAAGAGAACAAAGTATATGGAATCTATAATAAGAGATATGGAAACTCAAGAACTAAGTGACTTTGCGCAAGAAGCGTTTGGAATATCTTTGTTTGAAAATCCACCTGAAAAATTACCAGACAGTCAAGAAGAACTAGATCTTCACATGCAACTTAGCTACAAGCAAGGTATAGAGCTAGCTGAAGAGCAAGCTATAAACGTGTTGTTAAAAGGTAATAGATACGATTTAGTTAAAAGAAGAGTTAACTATGATCTAACCACTATTGGTATAGGTTGTGTTAAAAACACTTTCAGTAAGTCAGAAGGTGTTAAAGTTGAATATGTAGATCCAGCTAATATAGTTTATTCTTACACAGAAGATCCTGACTTTCAAGATATATACTACGTGGGTGAGGTTAAAACCATACCTATAAATGAATTAAAGAAAGAATTTCCTAGTCTAACAGATGAGGATTTAAAAAGCATAGCTAATCAAAGTATACATAGTTCTGGTTATTCTAATAATAGATACGATTCTGCTTACTATGACGACAAGAATCAAATTCAAGTTTTGTATTTTAACTACAAGACATACATGAATGAAGTATACAAAGTTAAAGAAACGTCTACAGGTGCTGAAAAAATAATACTAAGAGATGATACATTTGATCCACCTATAAACGAGATGACTGGTAATTTTGGTAAAATATCAAGATCATTAGAAGTGTTGTATGAAGGTGTGTTAATATTAGGTAGTGATTACTTGTTAAAGTGGGAACTAGCTAAGAACATGATGAGACCTAAGAGTGATTATAGTAAAGTTAAAATGAACTACGCTATCAACGCTCCTAGAATGTATAAAGGTAATATTGATTCACTAGTAAAACGTATAACAGGTTTTGCTGATATGATTCAACTAACGCATCTAAAATTACAACAAGTCATGTCTAGGATGGTTCCAGACGGTGTTTATCTAGACGCTGACGGATTAGCTGAGGTTGATCTTGGTAATGGAACAAATTATAATCCACAAGAAGCGTTAAATATGTTCTTTCAGACGGGATCTATAATAGGTAGGTCTTTCACTTCTGAAGGAGATATGAATCCAGGAAAAATACCGATACAAGAGATATCAAGCGGTAGTGGTGGTCAAAAAATGCAATCATTGATTCAAAATTACAACTACTATCTACAAATGATACGTGACGTTACTGGCTTAAACGAAGCTAGAGATGGTAGTACGCCAGATAGTAGAGCTCTAGTAGGTGTTCAAAAACTAGCGGCAGCAAATTCAAACACAGCTACAAGACACATACTACAGTCTGGATTATCTTTAACTCAAGAATTAGCAGAGGGTTTATCACTTAGAATATCAGATATATTAGAGTTCTCTCCAACAAGAGAGGCTTTTATACAGAAAATAGGTAATCAAAACGTTGGAGTGTTAGAAGATATATCTAATTTATATTTACATGATTTTGGCATATTCATAGAGTTAACTCCAGATGAAGAAGAAAAAGCTATACTAGAAAACAATATACAGGCAGCTGTTGCTGGTGGTTTGATAGATTTAGAAGATGCTATAGATCTTAGAGAGATTAAAAACATAAAACTTGCAAATCAATTATTAAAAATACGTAGAAAGAAAAAGCAAGAAAGAGAACAGCAAGTGCAGCAAGAGAACATTCAAGCTCAAGCACAAGCAAATGCTCAAGCTCAGCAGGTAGCTGCTCAAGCAGAAGTTCAAAAAGCACAGCAGTTGTTTCAAATAGAAACCCAAATGGAGCAAATGAAAGGTCAAATAGCAAGTCAAAAAATGCAAGAAGAGGCTATGCTTAAGAAAGAACTAATGGCTTTAGAGTTTGACTTTAACATGCAATTAAAAGGCATGGAGGTTGATAACGCTAAAGGCAAAGAGCAATACAAAGAAGATCGTAAAGACGATAGAACAAAAATACAAGCTACTCAACAAAGTGAGTTGATAGCTCAAAGACAAAACGACTCACCTCCTAAGAAGTTTGAATCTTCCGGGAACGACAATATGAGTGGATTTGACTTAGGTTCGTTTGGACCTATGTAATTAATTTTTATAATTTTATAATATTTTATTATGGCTAAAAAAGAAAATGTAGTCGAAGAAGTGGTAGAGCTGGTTGAAGAAACAAATGCTCCTACTGAAAAGACTGAACAAGGTGATCTAGTACCTGAAGTTACTGTCAAAGAAGATGGAACACATAAAATAGATTTTGACAAATTAGTAGCTAAGCCAGAAAAAGGCAAGGTAGCTAAAGAAGAAGTTAAAGAAGAAGTTAAGGTTGAGGAGCCTGTAACTGTTGTTGAAGAAGAGGTTGTGCCTAAAGAGCCAACTGTTCTTGAGGAAATAACAGAAGAAAAGATTGTGGAAAAAGCTGAAGAAATTGCAGAAGCAGTTGTTGAAGCTCAAGAAACAGGAAGAGATTTGCCAGAGAACATTCAAAAAGTTGTAGACTTCATGGATGAGACTGGTGGTAGTTTAGAAGACTATGTTAAGCTTAATACAGATATAGAAGCTTTAAATGAAGAACAACTACTTATGGAGTATTATCAAAATACTAAACCACATTTAGATGTATCAGAAATAAACTTTCTACTTGAGGACAAGTTTTCTTACGAGGACGAGGTTGATGAAGAGAGAGATATTAAGAGAAAAAAACTAGCTAAAAAAGAAGAACTAGCAAATGCTAAGAATCATCTTAACGGCTTAAAATCAAAATACTATGAAGAAATAAAAGCTGGCTCTAGGTTAGCTCCTGAGCAAAAGAAAGCTGTGGATTTTTTTAATAGATATAATAAAAATCAAGAGGTTGCTGATAAGCAAACTAAAACATTCAACAATAAAACTAACCAAGTTTTTAATGACGATTTCAAAGGTTTTGAATACAACGTCGGAGACAAGAGGTATAGATTTAATGTTAAAAACCCG